TAGCCGTAGTGAAGTTTTGATTAAATAAAGCTCCTTGACCTATTGCTATAGATTTACTACCCAAAGTGTCTGCTCCAAGGGCATTTGCACCTACTGCAACATTTGAATCAGCGTCAGTTAAGGCATCACCTGCTAGAGCACCTATAAGAGTGTTTCTTAAACCGGTTGTGACATTTAGTCCTGCTGCCGCACCAAGAAAGGAGTTGTAAGTTCCAGTAGTAACTGAATTACCTGCGGTATAACCAACGGCTGTATTGTTACTATCTGTGGCAGTGGTAAAGTTTTGCGCTCCTAAAGCACCTCTACCTACGGCTGTACTCTTAGAACCTAAAGTATCTGACCCTAAAGCACTACGTCCTACAGCTACATTATTATCTGCATCAGTTAAAGCATCTCCTGCACCACCACCAATTAAGGTGTTATCTACGCCTGTTGTGACTGCTGTACCTGCGGCATAACCAACTGCTGTATTGTAAGAATCAGTAGCAGTGGTGAAGTTTTGTGCAAATAAAGTGTCATTACCAATTGCTACAGATTTACTGCCTAAAGTATCTGAGCTTAAAGCCTGTCTTCCTATAGCTACATTATCGTCAGCATCTGTTAAATCATCACCTGCATTTGCACCAATTAAGGTGTTTCGTATACCTGTAGTAAGATTTGCACCTGCATTATAACCAATACCTATGTTTAAAGCATTTGTACCTGCATTTAAATCTTCTAATGCATGATACCCAACAGCAACGTTCCTACCATGACCATCTTCTGTTTTAAGTGCTTCAAATCCAACAGCAACGTTTCTGGTTCCTGTAGTATTTGCAGTACCTGCTTCATCACCTACAAACACATTTTTGTCACCGCCAGAGGCTATTGAGTTACCTGCGTTTACACCAAACCTAACATTAGATGTACCAGAGGTAGGTGTTGATAGTGAACCATCAGAAGAAATACGGAAACGTTCTGTCGGTGAACTATTACCATCGCCCGTTGTTGCAAATGTAAGTCTGGTGGGCATATCATTACCGCCCGGAGTTCCATCTATTGCAGCACTTATTGATGCACCTTGTGTAGCTAAATCTGTACCATCAGCACCAGTAAATAATATATTGCCTAAAGCATCATTATCTTGAACTACAGTATCTGTTCCAATACCTGCTGCCCTAGATTTAGACAGTGAAATGGATGGACCATTAGCGTCAGCCGAAAATCTTGTTAAGCCTACGCTAGAAGTTGTAAAACTTGTGCCTACAACTTGAAATGCTTGGCTAGAAGCAAATGTACCATTCGTTGCATCATTATGACCTATAACAACAGCATCATTACCACCATCAACAAACAACATGTTAGCATTGCCATTTGATTCAACACGGAAGTCTACATCAGAGGAATTTTCATTAAATACTGCACCACCGTTTGCGGTCAGGACTCCTGTTACTAGTGCAGTACTAGCCATATCAACAGCACCATCAATATCTACTACATCTAAGTTAGTTGTACCATCTACATCTATGTCACCACTAATATCTAGTGACCCAAATGAACCTACCCCTGTAGTAGTAATATTGCTAGAGCCAGTATCAATAGTACCAAAACCACTGGTAATACTGCCGCTGTTTAATGCGCCCGTTGTGACAATGTTTGAACTGCCAGCCGCAGGTGCTGCCGCAATATCAGACAACACTTCTGAAGCTGACCTGCCCTCAATAGCCGTGCCATCCACTCGCAAGAAGTCATTATCAGCAACGCCGCTAGTAAACTTAGGCACGTTGTTGTTTGAAATGCCCGTGTCTAAAGTGGCAGTGGCTGTTACTGCAGTGCCGTTTAATGTTATAGCGTCAGATTCTAATGTGCCATCAACATCAACGTCTCCACTAATATCCAAGGTAGCAAAGACACTAGTTCCTGTAGCCGTAACAGTACCGCCAACGCCCAAGTTACCCGCTACTGTAACATTCGTGGTTCCAGTGGGTATTTCAAGAACATCTGCGTCTGCATCATTCTTTATAGTTACATCGTTCGTGCTGCCTTGTCCTGTGAGAATTAAACCCTCTGCGCTGGTAAAGCCCATAGCGGCATTGTCACCCGCAGCCGTATCGCTGGTTGCCTCTACGGTGCCACCCGTAATAACGCCCGTGGTTGTCAGAGTTGACGCACCATCGTTGATATACAAATCCGCAACAGTCGCTGTAATAAACACCTCTGCGTTGCCAGTGAGCGTAATAGCACTGTCAGAGTTGGAACTTTCCGTAACAGACCGCGTAAGAGTAGTGCCACTAGACGTGTAAGTACCACTGCCTATTTCAAAAGCAGTTCCATCTTCTATGGCATAACGCACAGTTTGAGAATTGGTTATACCAGCAGCATCAAAGGATTGATATCCTGATACGGCACTGCCCAATGTTATCGTTCCAGTACCCGTGGTACTGGTGGTCATTTTTGCACGGTTTCCTAGCGATATTGCCATGTCATGCTATCCGTATAATTGCGTTACTCGCGTCAGCAGTGGGAAAAATAATGGTAAAGTCACCAGAGCTTGCGGCTTTATCCGAACCAAAATCTAAAACACAAACAGACGGATCACCACTTGCAGCCTCATTATAAATCAAAGCCCCTCGTACAGAAGAGATTGTTACGTTAGAAAACACCTCGTCAGAAAAGTCTGTCAGAGCCGTTGTGCTGCTGGTAGTGGGCGTTACGCTTGTTAAAAACTGACCCTTCGCCGTGTAGTTTGTGCCGGTAATCTCGTTACTAGAGGTGTACGCAGTTGTTGCGGCAGTGAAACTGGCGCTATTATCATACAAAGCAATCTTAAACTGGTCACTTGCTGCGGTAAAATTGTGTGTAGCCGTCATCAGTTCTTTCTTAAACGAGGTACACAAAAAGTTTCCTGAGAATGCCATTTACATTTTCCTTATATATTCAGCCAACGTAGGATGACCCGCTTCTTTGATTGCATTATATACCGTAGTACGGTCACTTTGGATAGCCTGTTTCATATAGATGACCAGCAGCTTCTCTATGCTGTCACGATAAGTAATAGCCTGATCCCGCAATGTAGGATGCGCGTCTTCCGAGAAAGCAACGATCTTACCTACGCAACGGTGGGCCACCTCTTCAGGAGTTGCACCACGATTGTTTGTGGTTTGAACATCAACCTTAAACTCTCCAAAAGACATGTTGTTCATTGTTTCTGCCTAATAACTTGACCAACACGGTAGTTTTGCGTTGTTTCTTTGGCCTCACCTAACAACTTTAATCCGCTCAAGGACTCCTGAAACCTCTTGTCATACATTGCCATAACGTCTTGCTCACCCTTCATAAAAATATACGCCTCTATTAACGAGCCGTACAGAAGGCTTAACTCTGCATTTTCACTTAACCATGTTGTACCACTGTCCGCACCTGCGGTCAGGCTTGCAGGACGATACAAATAGTGAAGCTCTGCCGTGTAATTAGCATTTGGTGTTGGAGCTAAGATAAAAGTGCTAACGTCAAACGTAGCATAATATTTCGGCACACCTGTTGTAGCAGGGTCAGGCGTATAGGTTTGAACAAAGCTAACATCTTTAAACTCTACAAAATCATAATCACTGCCGCTAGACACAGGGTCCGTAACGGTTCTTAAACTCAAAGAATATGGCGCTAAAAAATCACTTGGCATGGCAAGAAACTTGTTTCCGCTGGACGCTGTGCCTGAAACGTTTTTAATAAACAAACTTAGCTGAACAGATTTTAAAATCCGTTCTTCCGCAGTTCGTATAAAAAGAGAAAGATTATTTACAAAAGAAGTCTCAGTGTTCTCAGTATAATCTTGCAACGCTGTTTTTAACTGCGCAAATGTAAAGCTCATGACGTGACCACCGTAACCTCTCCGACTTCCCCTGTAGATTTCAACCTATTAGGAGTCAACGCCTCGTCCCCGTTAAAACCAACAGGTCGAAAACCGTATTGAATGTTTCTCTGCTCCTCTAAACCAGACTCTGGCCTAGGGTTCCTTAACGCTTGTGGGTCCGGTCCAACCTTGGGAGGAAACAGTTGCGGGTGTTTTGGCTCAAACTCATCCTTGCCCACTTTTGCACCGGTCCACTCAACACGCATATCCCTCAGTCGATAGCGAAAACCGGATCGATCCGAAATCCCATACGCATTCTTGTCTGAGGCATAGGCCATGTCACACCCTTAGATACTGCATGCTTGGTTGAAGTTTAAGAGGAACACGATCCTCATCTTCGTCAGACGCACGTTGGAACTCTTCTTCATACACACTCTTCAAAAGTTGTATCCGTTCTGGCGCTCTTTTCATAGCGATATAATACGCCAGCCCCGCCACCATGCAGGGGTAGAAACGAAAGGGCATATCCGTTGTGTTTACCAACGCATCTGCATCCTCAATCCTTTGCACATAGTAATAAACCAATTGGTCTGTAGAGTTTTCCGGAACAGCCCAAAGGTTTATGATAGGTAAAATCTGCCGGTCAAAATAAAATTGGCTTGGCCTGCCTTGCGTAGTTTTATTAGGAAGAGTGGCGTACTCCCCCCGACTAATCCGTTCTACCTCAAAGTCTGTGTTGCTACGCCTAAGAACAATCTCCAAAACATCCACAACATCAGCCGTTAGCGTCTGGGCAGACTGCCCTTGCGTCAACGTTATAGTAGCTTGCGCCACGGTCCACATGTTAATGCCACGGTTTGCCCAATCAGCAAACATCAGGTTCAAAGACCTACGGGCTGTACGAGCATCGTAGCCAGTGCGGACCTCTAATCCACACCGCTCATACGCTTCCTCAATAATTTCCCCAACATCAATGTTGAAATCTCTGGACCCAGAAGTAGCCATGATTAATACAACTTCGGTGATTGATTGGTTTTAGTCATAACACAGCCGCCGTTTTTAAAGCTTGTAACTTTGCCGCCGTTTTTCATGTACCCCATTTTATTACGAACTGGCTCAGGTAACTTTTTAAGACCAATCTGGTCTTTTGTTGGTTGTTTCATAGCCATTAGCCTTCTCCTTTAAAACTGACGAACACCCTTGGTTCTTTTGCGCCTAGATTCCATAACTATTCCGCAGCCTTTCGCAACCGCTTCGCCTTCTTGGACTTTCCCTTCGTACGGCCTCTTGGCTTCGGTGTAGTTGATTGTTCCACCTTCGAAGTAGCCTCTGACTTTGGCTTTCTTAGTGTTACTGACAACGGTTTTTCCTTTTGCTCCAGCTTTTTTCTTTTTCCTTGCAGTCGCCGCTCTATCTTTTTTAGAAAGAGAACGTGCTTTAGCCGCTGGAAGGCATCGGTCAGGGTTCTTCTTGTCCTTTGAAGTACCGCATTTACCCTTGATTTTACCATCGGTCCCAATCCTAACCCAATTCTGTTCACGCCATTTTTTTAAGGCACCCATTATGATCTTCTCCGAGATGACGAAAGCACCTTTTGCAAAGTCTTTGCCTGCCCAGCGTGAGCCTTAGATGCTTTCTTTAACTTAGAAATCACCCTTTTAACTTTTTTCCTTTTTGCTTTCGGCAGTGTCATGCTTTCTTCTTCTTCTTGCCCTTCGCACCTTTTGCGTAGTTAGGGTCTTTGCAATACTTCGACGCAGCCATGTTTGCATACGCCGAAGGATACGTGTCAAAAGTCCTCTTCGCCCAAGCTTTTCCTGCAGGGCAAATCTTGCTGCCCTTGGATTTAGGAGAAGCCCTACCACCGTTTTTATAATAGGTGAGACCCCTTGGTTCTTTACTAGGAGACTTGGAAACCTGTTGTTCCATCTGTGACCGAGACATTGCCATTTAACATTTCCACCTTTTTCGTGCTTGACGCAAACGGCTGTTAGGGTCCTTAGCCGCCTTTGGAAACTTCTTCATCTGGCCTGCCGAACGAGCGCAGAATGACTTACGCCGCTTGGCGTCCTTGCTGCCCTTCTTGACCTTACCCGTCACCGCAGTCTTTAGCTTAGACCCCGGGTTCTTTTTGCGGTACGCCGCAACTCCAGCCTTGGTCATTCCCGCCCCAGACTTTGTGGGACGAAAATTCTTTTTATTGCGCTTCGGCATTTTATCCGAACGACTAGCCATACTCTTTTCTCATATCAAGTATGATGGTGTATGTGTCTGCACTTGTATGACCGACTGTTGTGAACATCACATCTCCGGTCTTTCCAGAGCCGGAGTTGTTAGTCAAA